ATTACATCTGTGACACGCAAGAAAAGATCAGGCTACCAAAGTGGCACAGAACTCTGAAAAATGCAGTTGATACGTGCAGGCGACTGAATGAAAAAAACGACTCAGAATGTGGGCGCGTTATGGCTCGTTACTTTTGCGGAGACTGGGAAGATGTATCTGCGTCGATGAATATGATTAGCGGGGCCGGAGGGTGGCCCGTTTGCAGAAGTCTGGAAACTAAAAACGGGAGTTAGGAGATGCTTAAAATGAATGAGAATTTAAGGTGGTTGGCCATCAATGCGCCAGACTGGGATAACAATTTAGACCGAATTGCAAGGGGGTCAGTTGGTGTTGATTGGTTTAGCTCTGAGCGCTTTCCGGGGCGAATTGGCTTCAGCCGGGAGGAGTTGAGAGTGGCAAAAGCCGAGCTGTCAGACGAACGTATGGACAACATCGCCCGCAACGGCAACGACGGAGAGCACTACTATTCTGACATCACGGCATACGATCCGCCCGGCCCGACAACTATGCTTGAGTGCACCTTTACAACCCCCGATGAAGATGAGGCTTGGGCAGAAGCCGAAAGGCGTATGGATGCCATAGGGCAGAACGGGAACGATGGCCTGCACTACAACCTTGAAGACGTGGCTTTCGTGCGGGCAGAGGGCAAGCAGCCCCGCTACCAAGACGCAACCGGCGAGGACTGGATAGACGAAGCGGCCCGCACATTCACCGCCGAAGAGTTCCGGGGAGCCATGCGGTTCACTATCGGCAAGTACAACCGGCGCATGGGCAAGAAAGACGATTTGATTAGCGAGATAGAGAAGATGCGAGACTACTGCCAGCGGTGGATTGATGTGGAGAAAGGGCGATGAACCCCGGCTCAGCAGACTTCCGTCGCGCCAACCGCAACCCCAGTTATCAGCGCCTACCCTGCGCCGAGTACGTGCAACGGGCTGTAGAGATGGCCCCACGAGGCTCACAGCTGGCAAAGAAGCTAACCGTAGACGATGTACGGGCCATGCGGGCAAACGTCAACGGGCGCACTAACAAGCAGCAGGCTGCACTGTTTGGCGTATCAGCGTGTATGGTTTATAAGATCCGCAAGGGTGAGCGGTGGGGGGTGGTGAGATGAGCAACCTAATGCAAGGCGATTGCCTTGAGCGAATGAAAGAGATGCCGGATGTTAGTATTGATCTAACCGTTACAAGCCCACCATACGACAATCTGAGAAGTTACAACGGCAACAACGACCAGTGGGGCGAGCATGTATGGAAGGCTGTTATAGCCGAGCTTTACCGTGTCACTAAAACGGGCGGTGTTGTTGTATGGGTTGTTGGTGACGCAACCATCAAGGGAAGCGAAACAGGAACTAGCTTTAAACAAGCGTTGTGGGCTATGGAGTGCGGTTTTAATTTGCATGACACGATGATTTGGAATAAAGGAAACTTTACAGCGGTTGGTTCCTTAAATACTAGATACGCGCCTGTATTTGAATATATGTTTGTTTTCAGCAAGGGCGCACCGTCATCGTTCAAACCGATTATTGACAGGAAAAACAAACACGCCGGAACGTCAGTGCATGGAAACATACGCCAGAGCGACGGAGGCACAAAACCCATCTCTGGATCAGGAAAAAAGAAGATTAGAGATTTCGGCCAGCGACATAACGTGTGGGAAATGACGGGGGTGAAAAGCAGAAAGGATACCAGACACCCTGCCGCTTTCCCCGAGTCTTTGGCGGCTGACCACATCATCTCTTGGAGCAACGAAGGCGACACTGTGCTAGACCCATTTATGGGCAGCGGAACGACAGGCGTGGCCTGCAAAAATCTGGGCCGGGACTTCATTGGTATTGAGTTAGATCAAGGTTATTACGACATAGCACAACAACGAATTGGAGAGGCATAAAATGAAACAAGATCCGCAAAAAGCAACCGGCAACGAATCGCTCACAGGCAGGTGCATGATGTGCGGCAAAGAATCCAGAGGGGCGTTCTGCTCAAAAGAATGCAGGGCTCGGTATAACGCGATGGTGAGGATGAACCGATGACACTAAAGCAGCACATGAAAGCAGAGGGCATGCCGCAGAAAGTTGTGGAACGCGACTTGACAGAGCTACTACGCAAGTATGACCGCGAGTGTCAGGTTATGACTGCTAATCGCTTGAACAGGCTCAGGGGCGGGTCAGTGCCGACGCCTGACGAGACCAGGGCGCTGCTGGAGTGGTCGGAGAATTCGATTGATTCGTTTCGCGATGGTGATTAATTTGGTTATAAGCAGCTGCCTGATATGACAATAAAGTCTTTCACAGGCGGGTCAGGGTTGCGTAAGGTACTAGGCATACAGACAACAAAAAAACGGAGAGCACCATGCGCGATTATAGAGTTGTAATGCTAAGCACAGATCCAGACAGCGCCTGCCAGTTTGTCATCTATACAAGGGCAGCTACGAAGCGCGAAGCAGTGGACGTGGCGAACCAGCAGTACGGCCCACACTTTGAAGCTGACCTCGCAGCCGTCACGGGGATTATGAACTGATGGACTACAACATTATGGCAGACCTAGCAATACTTGGCGGTTCAGTTGCCGTACTTTTTATCACAATAACGATTATGGATCGCCGGGGCAGAATGCCATCGCGTGTACACATGATCGACCAAGCCAAGAGGTGGGGAAAATGAAGATACAAAAGATCTTAAAGCAGCACCGCAGGGACTTCACCGCGATCATGGAGTGTGAGCATTGCGGTCAGGAAGACTTGAACAAGTACGGCTATGATGACGCCAACTACCATCAGAACGTCATACCGGCGATGAAGTGCAAAGAGTGCGACAAGACTGCCAATGGTAGCTATCGGCCACTGACAACTAAGTATGCAGAAGGTGAGCAAGTATGAGCGCACCAGCAAAGTGGCAAGTAGCCCTAGCACTAGCAGAATGGAAGTGCGCAAACATTCTAAAGCGTGGAGTAGGCCCGGCCATGGCTCGATACAACACCGCACGCGCTGCACTACGCCACGCAATTAACGGCACTACGCCACAGAAGCGCCTGTGTGCAGACTTTGAAACAACCGTGGCGGGCATACCCTGCGGGGTTGTGATCACTAGCTACGTAGGTGCTAGGCCGTTCAGACAGCATACGTTTGCAGGGGCGGGGCCTGGTGACTGTGATGCGCCGGAAGATGAAGATGTCGAGTGGCGGCTAGTAGATAGTAAAGGCTACCCGGCTGGGTGGCTTGAAGAGAAGATGAACGACAATGATGTGACGCGTATTACGTGTGAGTGCATTGATTTTAAGAGGGGTGATGGTGATGAGTATTGAAAGCAGAGACGAGTTTGAGAAGTGGTTTTCGACAGAACATTGCGCTGAAGATGAGACCGTTGATTTTTGCAAGAATGGGTTAATGCGGGAGGCGTGGTACGTGGCTTGGGTAAAGGCACTGGCATGGCATGCCAGCCGCCAGGCGCTTGAGGGTGAGCCGGTGGCCATAGTTGATCGAGTCGGAATAATGCAGCGTTGTGCGCCGTACACTAACCTGGAAGAAGGCACAAAACTCTACACCCACCCTGCCAGCGCCGATGAGTGGATTAAGTGCAGCGAGCAAACGCCCAACTCAGGTCAGCGAGTGATATTGCACAGCAAAGGAGTAATACAAAATTACATGCCCCTATTTGGCCAGGGCGACAACGATTTCGGTATGGATGAGGATTTCTGGGAATTTGAAGGCGTTAATGATATTGATAATCCACTGGTTAATTTTGAAGAGGATTGCTGGATGCCGCTGCCCAAGCCACCAAAGCAGGAGAAAAGCCATGATTGAGCCATTAGATGATTTAGAAATGTTCGAGCTTTTGCAGATTGCTTACCCTGAAAAATTCCCTGGTGATGACAATGAAACCTTTGAAGCTGCGCAGGAATTTGCGGAATCAATAAGCGGCTGGGAAGAAGTGGCAGACTTGCTTGGGCGAGTAGTGATGATGTCGCCGTTGATGGTCAGCCCGCTTACTGACACTGCGAGGCACTGCCTGGGCCGTGTGTCGCTAGTAAACGGCTACACGCGTATGAGAGCTGCAGTATCGCGGGATTATGAGCCGCAACAGCAGGAGCAAGGCCA